GTTGACCACCTCGCTCCAGATGTTGTCGTCGTCCTTTTCGACCAGCTTCAACCGCATCTTGGCGATGTCACGCGCGATCAGGGTCTTGCAGGCGAAGTCGGCATGAAATGAGCTGGCGGTGTCGACATTGATTTCCATATTGCGCTGCCACGCGCCGGTGAACGGCTCGCGCACGATCGGCCACCAGCCGCCACTGGTCGATGTCCATGCCTGCGGCCCTGGCGCCGCCTTGGCGCGGGAAACCTCGAACCCGAACAGGCGCATGTCAGTCCTCGGCCTTCATGTCGCGCCGCTTGTAGCGCGCGGTCTTGGCTTGTTCGGCTGCGTAGGTGCCCGCCTTGGCCGGCGGCTCGGGCTCGGGCTCCGGCTCGGGCTCCGGTTCGACGACCCGGTCAGGCACCCTTGCCATTGGCTTGATCGCATGGGTCAGCAGATCGACATCGATTTCGTCGGCCACGAATTGTTCATCCATCTCGACGTTGCGGCCGGCATAGTAAAACCGCTCATTGGCAATGAGTTTCGGCATCGACGCGCCTCCTTGATTTGAAAGCAAAACGGCCCGGATTGCTCCGGGCCGTTCCGAATGTTGTCAGGCGTATTTGGCGCCCGAGATGAACTGCACGGCCTCGGCACGGCGCTTCAGCCAGTTGCAGAACCGCTCGGCGCGTATCAAGGCCAAGTTGTGCTGGAACGCCGAGACCATGATGGTCGTGGCCAACGCCGGGTTGTCCGGCGCACTGTCCATCTGCACCGACGCCTCGCGCGAGATGTCGATCGTAACGTTGCCATCGTCGGCCAGGAAGATTTCGTCCGGCTTCAGGAAGATGATGTTGTCACCGTTGGCCGCCACGTCGCCGGTCGGATCGACATTACCCGACACGATGATCTGATAGCCCTGCACGGTGCCGCCGGTCGCCGATACATTCGGAAACAGCGGTTGGCCGAGCGAGTTGAGCATCAGGCTGAGTGAGCGCGCGATCCGCGAGCTCATGACGATTGCGAGGCTCGAAGTGTCGATCCTGGCGGCGTCGAACTTGGCCATCGTGGTGCCGAAGTCAGCGGCAAAGTTCGAGTAGGCCGTCCCGGTTGCAGTGGTTGGCGTGACGCCGTTGGTGATCGATGCCGGCGAGACGCCGGTCACTGCCGCCTTTTCCGGATCGATGAAATCGTGATCCATCAGGGTGACGATCGCATTCGCCAGTTCGTCGCGAACCATGGCTTCGGCCGCCGGTGAGGAGAACTTGATGATTTCCTCGGTCAGCGCCACGATCCCGGCGATCTTGTAATAGCCGAGCGACACGCTATCGAGCGCAAACGCCGACAGCGGTTTCGGCGCGGCTTCACCGACCCACGACACCGACGCAACACTGGTTTGCCGCGGCACCTTGATGTTGAACGGCACCCGGCGCAGACCGTCGATGCGGCCGACGATGGTCCGGTGCCAGAGATAGTCGATCATCTCCGACGCCATCCTGTTCGGCTCGACCAGCGTCGCCAGCGTGGTGGACGATCCGACCGCCACCGCGGCCTTCAGCGCCAACTCGATCTCGGGATGATCCGGCCAACGCTGCCGTGCGATCTCGGATGCAGGCACCATCTCCTTGAACGACACCGCCTTGGCGATCGCCAGCCGCGCGAACGCGATGCCCGGCGGCAGTTTCGGTTGTGCGGTCGTGACCGAGATCGGCGAGCGCATCACGTCGGTGCCGGCCTTGACCACCGGCTTGGCGGCATTGGCCTGCTGCCGTTCCTGCCGGTGCAGCCGAACCAGGTCGGCGTCGATTGCATCGACCTCGGCTGAAAGGTTGTCGTATTCCTCCTGCTCGGCCTGGTCGGTGGTGCGTTCCTCGTCGAGGCTCTTCTGCATCACCGTTTCCATGCGCGTGGCACTGGCCATCCGCCTGGCTTCGAGAGCGGTGATCTGTTCTGCTAGGTTTTTCGACATCTTGTCCTCCTGGACATTCGATTTGAATGATCCGGAGGCGCCCGGCGGGTTGAGGTAGACGGCAGCGTGCAGTTTACGGCCTGTCGCGGCCAGCTGCGCGGTGTCGATCGATCGGATCATGGTGATGGAGGCCTGTTCGTTCGCCGCGATGGTCACGCAGCTCAACTCGAGCCAGTTCCATTTCTTGAAACGAACGCCCTTTGTTTCCTTGATGTACTCACGCTCGACCGGCTTGAAACCGATCGACAGGCCAGGGACCAGGCCGGCCTTGATCAATGCCCATGCGCGATCGATCTCGGCCGTGACGCCCTTGGCGATCCTCGCCACGATCTCGATGCCGGCCTTGCTGACCCTGGCCTGGATCACCTGGCCGATCGGATCGCCGGCGACGTGCTGCCACAACAGCGGGATCGGCAACTTGTACTGCGCGCCTTCCGGCTCGACCACATCGTTCATGCGATCGGCTTCCGGCGTCGTCGCCCAGCCGGTGATCTCGCGTGCGTCTTCGTCCACCTGCTTGATTTCAAGCAGGGAGTAAGCCCGGTTGAGCATGGTGGTTGATCCTCTAAGCGAAAAACATTCTGACTTCCGGCCGCTTCGCCGCCATCGGATTGAGTGCCATCAGTGCTGCGCCGTTAAACAGCGCCATCAGCGGATCGATCTTGCCATAACCACTGTCGTCTCTTGCGATCCGCATCCCGGTCGGCGTCGGCACGATGCGCGCGTTGCCGGCGCACCAGGCCATCAGCGCCGAGCCGTTGTGCTTGAACGAGCCGTCGACCAGCTTGCGCTCGACGGTCTTGATCGCGCCCATCAGCGCGATGCCCTGGCGCACGCCGGCGAGCAGGTTGTTTTCCTGCGTGACGCCGATGCGCGCCAGGCTATCGACAATTCCGCCGATCCCGATCGCGTCGACCCCGACGCCGGCTAGTTTCTTGGTCGCCTTGATCTTCTCGACGATGTCGATCACGAACGAAATATCGTCCGGCAATTCCGTCACCACGGTCAGGTCGCCGTCGGCCGAAAACCGCTCATAGACCGAGGCGTTGGCCTTGCGCCGTTCCAGCCCCTCCGGCGAGATCAACGCATGGGTCCAGCACAAATGCGTCTTGGTATCCTTGTCGCGGCCGAGCACGGCAATGCCGAGCAGGTCATCAAGCCCGCCGCCGTCGATCCCGACCACGACCGCTTCCGATCGCTCAAGCACCGCCTCCAGCGTCAGCCCCTGCTCGACACCCCGGCTCCAGTAGTTGGCGCCGGCCCAGCCATCGGCCCGCAGCGACATGCCGATCTGGACATTGAAATGCTGGCTAGCAATCATCGCCACCGCGGCCGGCCCGTCAGCCTCGGCCCGCATCACCTCGCGCGCCAGGAAGTCCTCGTTGGTCGAGCGGCCCAGGTTCGGGTTGACCAGCGGCCAGTATTTCCGGTTCTTCCAGCCGTCGTCGCGGGCCAAGGCATCCGGCAATTCGTACAGCACCGGAAGCAGCGGCATCCTGGCCTTGCCGTCGCGCACGCTGCGCGCCATCGCCAACTCGGAGGCAAATACCCCGACCGGCGGTTGCTTACTCTGCGTCGTGGTCTGAAACAGAAAGCCGTCCGGCCGCTTTGTCAGCGCGCCGCGCAACTCGATGAAGACGTCGGCGGCGTTGCCCCGTTTGGCAAATACATGGGTTTCATCGATCATGGTGCCGACAGCCTTGCTGCCGGTAATCACATCGGTGTCGGCCGCCTTGATCTGCAGCGTGGCGCCCATCTCGCGGTGAGTGATCCTGCGCAGGTGATCCTGCACATGGAACATCTTGTCCAGCACCGGGTCCAACCTGATGGTGCCCTTGGCCTGCTTGTAGGCGATCGCGGCAATCTCCATCGTCGGCGCCACGAACAGGAATTCTGCTTCCGGCCGCCGGTTGACGATCATCGCCGTCAGCATCACGGCGCCGCCGTTGCTGCTCTTGCTATTGCCTTTCGGGATAAGCTGAAACACTTCACTGATGTGTCGCATGTTGCTGTCCGGATCGTAGCTGCCGAACAGCGCCTCCACGATCGGGAAAAACCACGGTCCGCAGGCGTCACCCAGCGTCGGCGTCCCGATCACGTCCGGCAACCGCAACTGCTTGAACACCCACAACGCCCTGGCCGCTTCAGCCTCGAATAACGGTAGTTCCGGGATCAGCGACCGGCCGTCGAGGATCCTGTTTTCCCAGTCCAGGCAGGACGTATCCCAAGACTTTGTCAGCATCAGTTGGCGCGGATCTCGTCAAGAACACCGGCCCACGGCGTTCCCACGCCGGCCGTTTCCGCAGCCTCGGATTGCTGGTCCTTCTTGCCCTTCGTAATGTCAGCCAGCTTGGAGTGACAGTAGGGTGCCGCCACGGTCGCCATGCGGTCACGACGGGCTGCGGTGAGGGTGTCGTCCCGGATAACCGCCAGCATGTAGTCAAGCGGCATCATTTTTGGATCGCTCGCAGGTTTGGATACTGGCAGATAGCGCGGCATTTCAGAATTTCCCTCTGGAACCCAAATTTAAGACCAAAAACCGAAAAAAACCTCTCCGTGA